AACAATGTTGCACCCCACGCGTAACATTATGATTTATATGAAGAAAAAGATTGTGATTACGAAAAGGATGTTAGATAGGATGAGATTACCGGGTAAGGGGTATGATGAAATTATGGGGATGGATATGACACCGAAGCAGAGGAATATATTTTTAGTGATAGATATGTATTGGAAGGAGTTTGGTCATGGTCCGTCTATAGATGACATTATGAGAAACAGTGGGGATAAGGGTAGGGGGAATGTATCTAGGATTATTAAAAACTTATGTGAGTTGGGGGCTTTAAAGAAGATACCTGGGAAGGACAGGAGTGTACGGCCTGCTTACATTAATTTTAGGAATATAGAATGATGGAATATGAAGCCGGATTTTTAGCGGGCCAGGATTTTGTACTTAGGTATATTTTGGCGATGAAGGATGAGATTGGTGAATCTGAGATTAAAAAGATAATGGAAGACTTTGGTTATGTACTAAGGGATGGGAAGTATGTCAATGAATGATCAGGCGATTATTGATGCGATTTCCAAGATGCCGGAGGATATGGCTGAGGAGATGTTTCAGATGTTTGAGGTTTATAAGAAGAGTTTGACGGTAGAGCAGGCGGCGAATGATTTTATGATGTTTGTAAATGAGATGTGGCCGGGTTTTATACATGGTCGGCATCATGAGTTGATGGCTGAGAAGTTTGAGCAGATTGCGAAGGGGGAGATAAAGAGGTTGATTATTAATATGCCGCCTCGTCATACGAAGAGTGAGTTTGCGAGTTTTCTTTTACCTGCTTGGTTTTTGGGTAAGTATCCTAATAAGAAGATTATTCAGACGAGTAATACGGCTGAGTTGGCGGTAGGGTTTGGTAGGAAGGTGCGTAACCTTGTTGCATCTGAGCAATACCACAAGATATTTCCGTTTGTTAGTTTGAGATCTGACAGTAAGGCGGCGGGTAGGTGGAGTACGAATTCGAACGGAGAATATTTTGCGATAGGTGTTGGAGGTACGGTAACGGGTAAGGGTGCGGACTTACTTATTATTGATGATCCTCATTCTGAGCAAGAGGCTGCGTTAGCGCAAGGAGATCCGACTGTATTTGATAAAGTGTATGAGTGGTATACGTCTGGTCCGAGGCAGCGTTTGCAGCCTGGTGGATCTATTATTGTGGTGATGACTAGGTGGGCGAAGAAGGATTTGACGGGAAAGATTGTCCAGTCAATGATTGATAGGGACGGTGAGAAGTGGGATGTGATACAGCTTCCTGCGATTATGCCGAGTGGAAAGCCGCTTTGGCCTGAGTTTTGGAGTTTGCCGGAGTTGGAGGCGTTGAAGTCTGAACTTCCTGCGAGTAAGTGGAATGCGCAGTATATGCAGAGCCCGACAAGTGAGGAGGGTGCGATTGTGAAGCGCGAGTGGTGGAGGGTTTGGGAGAACGATGGTATCCCGCCTTGTGAGTTTGTAATACAGAGTTGGGATACGGCGTTTACAAAAGGAGAGAGGAGCGATTACTCTGCATGTACGACCTGGGGGATATTTTATTTAAACGAGAATATACAAGATCCTAATATTATTTTGTTGGATGCGTTTAAGAGAAGGATGGAGTTTCCTGAGTTAAAAGAAGTGGCGATGCGAGAGTATAGGAGTTGGGAGCCTGATGCGTTTATTGTTGAGGCGAAGGCGAGTGGAGCTCCATTGATATATGAGTTGAGGGCGATGGGAATACCTGTTCAAGAGTTTACGCCGAGCAGGGGAAATGATAAGATGGTGAGGATTAATTCAGTAGCTGATTTGTTTGCAAGCGGTAAAGTTTGGGCTCCTGCAACAAGATGGGCGGATGAATTAATAGAAGAGATGGCAGCATTTCCAAACTCTGATCATGATGACTTGGTAGATTCAACTACACAAGCTTTAATTAGATTTAGGAAGGGTGGATTTATTTCTTTACAAACCGATGAGAGAGATGAGCCAACATATAAACGGCGAAGATCTGCCGCATATTACTAAGGATAAATAATGAGTATTGAAAAGTCTTTGTATCAAGCGCCCCAGGGGATTGAGAGTTTAGCTCAAGATGAAGAGCCAATGGAGATTGAGATTATTGATCCAGAAGCGGTTAATATAAAGTTAGACGGATTAGAAATATCATTATCACAAGATGAGGGTGATGAGAATTTTGATAATAACTTAGTTGAAGAGATGAGCCCATCAGTGGCGGCATCGTTGGCTGGGGATTTATCTTACGATATAAGTCAAGACTTAGCATCTAGAAAAGATTGGGAGAAGGCTTATACGGAGGGTCTTAAGTTATTGGGATTACATATAGAGGATAGAACGGAGCCGTGGGACGGAGCTTGCGGAGTATTTCATCCTTTGATTACTGAGGCGGTGGTTAGGTTTCAGGCCGAAATTGTTACCGAGACATTTCCTGCGGCTGGTCCTGTGAGGGCGAAGATTATAGGAAAAGAAACACCAGAGGTGATAGAGAAGTCAATCAATATCGAAGACGATATGAATTATGAGTTGACTGAGAATATGAAAGAATTTAGGCCGGAGCATGAAAGGATGATGTGGTCTTTACCTGCGGTAGGGTCTACATTTAAAAAGACTTATTATGATCCAGGATTAGGTAGGCCTGTATCTATGTTTGTACCGGCTGAAGATATTATTTTGCCTTATGGTACGACTGATATGGATACGGCGCACCGTGTTACGCACGTTATGCGCAAAACCAAGAATGATATATTAAAGTTACAAAAGGCTGGTTTTTATTTAGATATAGAATTACCAGATCCACAAAGAAGCCGAGATGATATTCAAAAGGCTAAAGACAAAGAGACTGGATTTAGTGATTTAAACGATGACCGTTATACGTTGTATGAAGTTCACGTTGACTTAGATCTTGAGGGATTTGAGGACGAGGACGAGGATGGTCCAACAGGGATAATGCTTCCTTATGTAGTTACTTTAATAAAGGGTACGCATGAAATATTGTCGATTCGTAGAAACTGGAAGGAGGGCGATGATCTTAAACTTAAGCGCCAGCATTTCGTACACTACCAATACATCCCAGGATTTGGCGCATACGGATTCGGACTTTTCCACCTTATTGGGGGATATGCAAAATCCGCGACAAGCATTATGCGTCAATTGGTGGACGCGGGAACTTTATCTAACTTGCCCGGAGGTCTTAAGTCCAGAGGACTTCGGATTAAAGGTGATGATACACCCATTGCGCCAGGTGAGTTCAGAGACGTAGACTTAGCTTCTGGAAGTATTAGAGATAGTATTCTTCCTTTGCCTTATAAAGAGCCAAGCGCGGTATTGGCTGGTTTATTGGGTACGATAGTAGAAGAGGGTCGTAGATTTGCGGCTACTGCTGACATGCAAATTAGCGATATGTCTGGCCAGGCTCCTGTTGGAACTACTTTAGCTTTACTAGAAAGACAGCTCAAAGTATTAACGGCGGTGCAAGCAAGAACGCATTTTTCTTTAAAACAAGAACTGAAGTTAATCAAAAATTTAATTCGAGACTATACAGATCCAGACTACACATATGACCCAGAGTACGGAGGTCGTAAGTCTAAGAAAGAAGACTATGACCTAGTAGACATTATTCCAGTCAGTGATCCAAATGCTGCAACAATGTCACAGCGTGTTGTTCAGTACCAAGCTGTTATACAAATGGCGCAAATGGCTCCGCAGATATATGATTTGCCGCAGTTACACAGATCAATGCTTGACGTATTAGGAATTAAAAATGCAGAAAAACTTGTTCCCTTACCGGATGATCAGAAACCTACTGACCCTATATCTGAGAACCAGGCGGCGCTTAAGGGTAAACCGCTAAAGGCTTTTTTATATCAAAATCATCAAGCCCATATTCAAATACATCAGGGCTTAATGCAGGATCCAACAATTGCTGCGGCTATAGGGCAAAACCCACAGGCCCAGCAAATTACAGCGGCGTTGCAGGCGCATATTGCTGAGCACGTTGGATTTATGTATAGACAACAAGTTGAGCAACAACTGGGTATGTCCATGCCTGCGGAAGATGAGAAGTTACCGCAACAAATTGAATATGCTATGTCAGACATGATGGCAAAAGCAGCGCAACAAGTTATGCAACAACATCAAGCAGCAGCGTCTCAGCAGCAAGCGCAACAGCAAGCGCAAGATCCGCTTATTCAATTGCAACAACAAGAGTTGCAAATTCGCCAACAAGAAGTGCAAATCAAACAGCAAAAACTGCAACAAGATATGCAGCTTGCACAGGCAAAACAACAAGCTTCCACGGTTTTGGATGCAACAAAGTTGGCGTTGCAAAAAGAAAAAATTGCTGGAGATTTACAACTAGGATCTATGAAAGTTGGGGCAGATATAGCTCACAGGAAAGCAAACATTGCATCTCAAGAAATGCGTACAGGTACGCAGTTGGGAATAGATGTTGGCAAAACAAGAGCGCAACAAGACTTAACGGCACGCCAAGCCGCATTGGAACATGGCAGAGAAATGGAGCAAATGCGCATTGATGCGCGTAAGACGGCTCTACAACACGGTGAAAATACCGCAAACAGATTGCATACCGTTCATAAAGAAAATCTTGATAGAAGTCAAGAGCAATTTAGGATGGAGCAAGAAGCCCGGCAAGCCCAACAGCAAGCCGCCAAAAAACCAAAAGGAAATATTAACGAATGATTCAAGATTTCGCACGCGTATTGCGCGAATACATACGCAAAGACATGAATAACTATGCTGATGATTTAGCTGGTGGTGCATGTAAAAATTTTGATGAGTATCAAAAACTCTGTGGGGTGATCTCGGGTCTTGCCATCGCAGAGCGCTATTTAATTGACCTGCTTGAGAAAGTTGAAAAAGACGATGAGTAATTTAATTTTGCCACCTGGTTTAAAAATACCAGAAACCATCCAGCCTATTGAAAATCCAATAGAGGATGCGACAGATGAACAAAAAGCAACAGTTCTACCCGAGCCAACCGGTTACAAAATTCTTTGCGGAGTGCCCGACATTTCCGACAAATTAGATGGAACTGATTTGGATTTGGTTAGACCTTCCCAATATGCTCAGCAAGAACAAAGCGCCACAACCGTTTTATTCGTGTTGAAAGTTGGGGCCGATGCGTACCAAGATAAAGAACGATACCCAACTGGACCCTGGTGCAAGCCTGGAGATTTCATTTTGACTCGAACTTATTCTGGAACGCGTTTTAAGATATTTGGTAAAGAGTTTAGGCTCATTAACGAAGATCAAGTTGATGCAGTTGTAGAAGATCCCCGCGGAATAACCCGTGCTTAAAGGAAACATATGAACGAATCTTACAAATTCCCAGATGAAATCAATACTCCTAAAGAAGAAGAGGAGATTGAAATTGAAATTGTGGACGATACTCCTGATAAAGATAGAGGCAAACAGCCTTTAAATAGGGAAGTAGCGGACCCAACAGAAGATGAAATTTCAAGTTATTCTCAAAATGTACAGTCACGGATTAAGGAATTAACCCATGCTAGACATGATGAGCGTAGGAAAGCTGAATCTATTGAACGCGAAAGACAGGAGTTGGAAAAGCTAACTCAACATCTTATTGCTGAAAATAAGAGTTTAAAAAACAATGTCAACGCCAATCAGGAAATGATTGTGTCTTCTGCCAAACAAAAGGCCGAAGCAGACTTGGTTTTAGCTCGTAAACAGTATAAGGAAGCCCAAGAAGCTTACGATACTGATGCAATTATTGCGGCCCAAGAAGCGTTAACGGAAGCCAAAATAAAGTTTGAGCAAGTTAAAAATTATCGGCATACCCCTTTACAGGATGAAGATAATCAGGTACAAACTCAATCTAGACAGACTCAACAAGTTAGACCAGATGAAAAATCCCTGCGCTGGCAGGCAAAAAACCAGTGGTTTGGATCTAATGGGTTTGAGGAAGTTACCAGTTACGCGCTAGGACTGCACCAAAAACTAGTCAATACGGGCGTTGACCCGCGTTCCGATGAATACTATCAAGAAATAGATTCACGCATCCACTCTAAATTCCCAGAAGTATTTGGTGAATCAGAGAAATCCCCGGCTCAAACCGCTAAGCGTCCTTCTAATGTTGTTGCTCCTGCTTCCAGATCTTCTGGGGTAAAAAAGGTTCAGCTAACACCTACGCAAGCCGCGTTAGTAAAAAAGTTTAACCTGGATCCTAAAAAGTATTACGCAGAACAACAGAAATTGGAGGCACAAAATGGTTGAAGTCAAAAAGAATCGTGAGCTAGAGACACGCGAAAAACAAGTTTTAAAGGATTACAAACCTGCAAGTTCATTGCCGGATCCCAATCCAGAACCCGGATATAGGTATCGTTACATAATGACACATATATTAGGGAAATCAGATGCTATTAGATTGTCTCGTATGAGGCGCGATGGCTGGGAACCAGTAAAAGCTTCAGATCATCCAGAACTAATGCTTGAGGCTAGTCCAGAGGGTAATGTTGAAATAGGCGGATTAATTCTTTGTAAAAACACAGAGGAAAATATTGCGGCTTATGATAGATTTTACGCAAAACAAGCAAAAGATCAGATGGAATCGGTAGACAACAGTTTCATGAAAGATAACGATCCAAGAATGCGAAAGTTCTCAGAGAAATACTCTGAGGTCACACGCGGACGAGGATTAAATGCAAATCCAAAATAAAGGAAATTTAAATGGCATATCCAACAGTCTCGGCCCCTTATGGCCTAAAGCCTGTTAACCTAATTGGTGGTAGGGTATTTGCGGGTTCTACTCGTATGTTCCCTATTGTTAACGGTTACGGCACAAGTTTGTTCAACGGTGACGTTGTTCAAATTGGAACCAGTGGTAACATTGGTAATATCATTGCATCAAGTTTAACTTACAACGCTTCTTCTGCTGTAGCGGGAACAATTGGCGTATTTGTAGGTTGCGAGTATTCATCTACTGGCGGCCCCATTTACGGCAAAAATCGTTATCAGTATTGGCAAGCAAGTACAGCGGCAGTTGATGCAATTGGTTATGTAGTTGACGATCCACAAGCTGTATTCCGTACAGCCGTATTGTCTAACCCTGCTGGTACTGGTGGTTCAACAACTATTCAGTACATCAACAATGCCTTCATCGGTTCTAATGCTTATTACATTGGATCTGCTGCTGGTAACACAGGTACAACAACATCTGGTGATTCATTGGCCGGCGTAGCGGTTTCAGCTGCTGCAACAAGTACTTCTGCTATCACTCCTATTACCACTTCTGCGGCTTTCCGTATTGTTGGTATAGTTCCTGATACAGCAGTTACAGTAACTCAAAATGCCACAACATCTTCTACAACCGTTACTTTGTCATCCGCAAACTCTGCGATCCTGCCTG